TAATTTTGAAAAATTGCGGGCGATACAAATGGAATTAAATCCCAGAAATAACATCCGTTGCCACATTACATTCCGAATTATATTCTTTTAAGATGTCTGCAATGTCAACAATAAAATAACAATAACCCAAAACAAACGTTGGCTTTAAAGTTAGTTTTGCAAGTTCCTCGAATCCATTGTCGCAATAGTTAAATCCGAATACGCGAATCACTGCGTTGTAGTTTCTTAAATATTTATAAAACCAAATGTTGCCACTTCCGGCACCAACATAAGGAGCATTGATCGTGAAGCTATCGCCAACGACAGACGTAACAAGCCAAACGCCATTATAAGCGTCGATGGTTGCATTCTGTGAAATCTTAATAAAATCGCCAACTAAAAGACCATGTGGGAAACTTAAATCCAATTGCAAATATCCATTGTTATTTACTTGACCCAAATCCGCTTCTGTTTCTGCTCCGATTGTATAGTCAGACGTAACGTCCGAATTAAATTCAAAACGCACTGGATTATAAACGGCCGTATTTAAACTCGGCTCAACTTCAATAGTTAAACTCATTATTAAAATAATTTTGTATGTCCTCAAATACCGCTTTATTTATTGCGTCTTCAAAATTTGGGATTGTTTTGTCAACGTAAAAATTCGGCTTATATCCCTCTCTATGTATTTTCCTTGTAACCAAAAACGCTTGCTCTGCCTTTGTTAATTTCTTGCCTTGTGTGCCATCCTTTTTTTTGGCGTACCAATCTGGCAACTTGTTGACCCATTCATTAATCTTTGGTCTAACTAATGGCGGAGAGTTTCCATTTTTTGTAATTCCCCTGCCATCATTTTGCCAAAACCAATAGTCATTCGCCATGATTGACACTTGACTTCTTGTGTTTTCTACTTTCAAAACAACTTCATGCGAGTCAGACAATGCGCCCGGCTTATTCAATGCAGTTACAAGCGCCTCATTTAGCTTGTTAAATTCCGCCAGTGTGTTTGTTAAATCTATCATGCGAATAAATTACAACATAAACTTGAATCAATTGGCAATGTTACCGATACGGCAACACTCCAACCATAATGAACATTGTCCTGCTTTTTATTAATCATTGTTGCTTGCCCAAATGTCATTGCGTCCCTCTCCAAATCTTCGTTCTCTATTTGCATTGACTGAATATATCCAACCATGATTTTGTTCAATTGGTCGAAATGATCATTCATTTTTGATTGCTTATCTGTAAGCGAACCCGATGTGATAAATTGCAGGTTAAACGAATAAGTCTGCGACACAATAATGTTATTGGTCGAGTTATTAGTTACAGTCAAAGGGAATAACATCCAGATAAGCGGATATTTGATGTTCGATTGGGCGTTCAACTCATTAAACGTTCCATTGCCGAAAGCATAAGTCTGCTCGGCTTTAGTCTTGAATATTTCGATTAATTTGTTCACGTTTTAATTTTTCTAAGTTCTGCAGATAGGTTCTTTCAATTTTCTTGTAAGTTAAAAAAGTGTATGCCTCTGCAACGCTTGTTTTGCTTACCGCTTCAATGTCTTTATAAACTCCGTCTACCAATTGCACCAATGTGCCATAACCGCCAAACTGATTAAGACTTTGAACTCCCGCATCTAATTGAATGTCCTCTAACTCGCTCTCAAACAAAGGTAAGAATTTATTGTGCATATCTGCAAACTGCTCATTCACTTTGTTTTGGTAAAAAAGTGCAACAGATGCGGGCAAGTTTAAATATTCCAAATATCGCTTATTTGTTCTGGTGTCGTAGTTATATTCGCCAGTTTCCAACAAGCATAAAAATGGCAATGCTTTCCACTCGCAATCTTTGAACTCTGCAATCGTTGCTTTCCAATCTTCGAATTGACCAATCGGACAAGCCATGATTTCGTATAAATCTAATCGCTCGCCAACCATAAGCATTTCGCCATTGACTAACATCTGAGCCAATCCAGTTAATTCCAATTTGCCGTTCAAACTGATTTTGTCGTAAATGTCGGGACTGATTCCAGAGATAAGCATGACCGCTTCGTTGTATTTTTCCTCATGCAATAAGTTTTGCAAGTCAATAAAATGCCTCAATGTGATTTCGTCCAATTGCGTAGGGAATTGGTATTCTTTGTCGATGTTAACTAAAACCATGATATTTTTTTTGTGTGGGATTTTGTGCCATTAAATATGCCGTATCTGGCAGCATCGCAAAAGTCATCATTGAACTTGACTGGCTCGTCAATTGCTTTGCCGTTCTTATCTGTTTTCCATTTATAGGTTTTAAACTCTTTGACTCCATTTGGAGAGTCAACCAGAATAATTGGCTTTGATTTTAGTGTGTTTATTCCGTCTTTAACCGATTTGTCTGCACTAAAGACGTTAAATCCCGCCCTATAAAGTTCCTCGATTGTATCTGGTCTCGCAGCATCTGCAAAAATTTCTTTTTGACCAATGTTTAGTTTCTGCATTTTTTCTATTAAGTCAGCCGTTGTCAATCCGCTTTCATAAATAACCTCTTCTAAATAGAATTTGTTTTCGTCCCATCCACATTTGACCAGTGTCGTGGGATGGTTATATCCAAAGTCCAACCCATAAACAAACTCCACATCTGGGAAACTATTTCCAATCGTCCAGTTGCGGTAAATAAGCCCCTCAATGCGTCCAGTGATTCCCCTTGCATATACTTTCCATAATTCAATGTCGATGTCTTTAAGCGCCTCGATTTCGACTCTATTCTCATTCGGGACAAAAGGATTGTTTCTATGGTCGGAATAAATAAACTTTGCGGTCGGATTATTCAAATAGTCCTCATGCACCCAGAACTCAGCGTCTGGATTAAAGTCGATAAATGCTTTTTTCTTTGTTCTGAGCAATAGTTGCTTGGCAATCTGTCTGTCAATACCATTGGCCTCATTTAAAAACAAATAGTCTCGCTTTCCAGACTTAGCATCCTGCGAATTGTCATAGGATTTAAACTCAATCATTGAGCCATTAACAAACTTGTAAATTCTATCGGATTTATTATAGTCGCTTATCTGAGCGTCAACAATTGGATTGTCTGAAATGATATTTTGAAAGTCTCTGAGCGCTCCCGCTTTAAGATTCGGGATGTCTTGACCAACGATTGTGATTAGTGAGTTTGGGTCTGTCAATGCAAAATAGGCAAGCGCCTGCAAAATAGAATAGGTTTTGCCAGACCATGTCCCACCTTGGTTGATTATGATTTTAGTTTCGGCCGTTATATTGGCTTCAAATAACTCAGTTGTTTCAAACATCGTTTTCTGTTGACCTTATCGGGAACTCGGTTTTGACAATCTTTATTTCCAATGTGTTGTCCATGCCCCCAGTGATTTGTTGCTCGACCTTTTCGACATATCCTCTGGCTTTGCCAATTGTTTTCAAATATAATTCAATTGCTCGCATCTTTACGTTGTCATTGTCTGACTTCATAAGACTAAACAAACCATCTTCGGCAACGTCAATGTTCTGCTCTTTGATGTCCATTAATTCCTCTGGGAATTTTAATGCTCGGTCTCTAACCGCTTGTCTGGTGTAATCTATTTTGAATTGCTTTTCAATAGCTTTTGCAGTCCTCGAAAATAGTCCTGCGTTTTCTCTTAGTATCGTTAAAAACTCTTTATCGCTTATTTTTATGTTCATGACAAGTATTGGTAAAATTAAACCTTATAATTTACTTATTTTCAGCCGTTTATGTCAAGTGATTTAATCTGAAACTTTATAAACTCGTTTCCTTTGGCAACTATTGTCTTCACTATCACTATTTTATAGACTTCTGCGTCATCAAAATTATACTTTTTTTGCAATATATCCAAAAATGGTTTCATGGGATTGTCTATGTCCGATGCTTTGTTGCTGAATCCGAATTCAAAGTCAATCTGGAATGGCGGCTCTGGCAGTTGCATTGGCTTTAGTGTCAAAAGCATTTGTTTCTCATAAACTTTGTACTCTGGAGACTTAAATCTTTTGCCTTGCCATGCTTTGTTTACGCTTAAAGGTTTGATGTATGCAATTCCGTTAACCATTCTTTAGTGAGTTTATTGTCGTGTGCTTTGTTGTGGCATTCCCTACATAATGCAATTAAGTTTTCAATTGCATCTTGTTGGTCTTTGGTCTTTTTGCCAAACTTAGACCTAAAAACAATGTGATGTATGTCAACCGCTTTAGCTTTGCATACTTCGCAGGCAATAAACGATTGCTCATCTAAGCCGTAGTGATTGAAATAAACTTTGATGTGCTTTTGCATTATTGTTTATGGCTTATTATTCGTATAAATGCGTATCCATACGGCTAACTTTTGAGCTTTATTTGTAGTCAGGACAGGAATCGAACCTGTAACCTCTTTGGGCGAGCTGTTCTTGCGGGAAGCCCTCGTCTACCATTCCGCCACCTGACTATTTATTCCACCATTGCGCCTATTTTTCTTGCATTGCGCCTATTTTTTCCACCATAAGGCTAAAATTAGATATTATTTTCCATAATTATAGTGGTTGTTCGGAATTTCCGCTTGACCACCTACTTGACTACCATTTGACCACCTATTCCCCGTATGTTTTTTTGTAGTATTGTTCAAATAATTCTTGTTGTTCTCTAAAATTAGGGGTATAATGACCTATTTTATGTCCGTTATATCCGTACTTAACTGCATCAATTATCTGTTGCTTCTCCATTTCTTTGGCTTGTTGGAATTGTAATACGGGTAATCTTTCAATATAACCATCTTTTAATAATTGGTCAAGTAACCAATCTACTGCTGTTTGTTGTTTTAATTCTGATTCTAATGAACTTCCGTTTCTGTCCAAATGATAATCATAGTATTGTCTATCATCTGTTTCTTCTGGATTTTCTCTATACATTTTGTTTGTTGTTTAAAGGTTTTCTATTTCTTGTTTAACTTCTTCCCAATAGGTTGATAAATCATAATCTCTATCTACTGATTTTATATTTAATATCTCATCTACTGCTATTAATACACATTCTTTGGCTTCATTCCAACTATCGTATTCCCAAGATAAATCTCCTCTTGTCGTAATTACATTCATTTTTAATGGAAATCTTTGATAAAACTTATCTACTAATTCGTTTGCTTTTTCTTTTGGTGTCATTTTGTTTGTTGTTTAAGTTATATAATTTGTTAAATGTTTTTTTGGTGCTTGTTAAATGTTTTAGTAAAGTTTCATGCACTTTGTCCAGTTAAATCGTTAAAAAACTGGATTTTTAAAAATCAAATGCTCCGAGTCTGTTAATTGTTGGATTATATTTTTGGTTTTGGCCTCTAAGTTCTTTGGCCTTATTTTCATACCATTTAGCTTTAGCCAAATCCCTTTCAACTGGTTGGTCTGGTTTGTCGCCAAGTCTCATTCTGTATTTAAAGGCGTTCATTTCGCAAAAGGCAATGTATTTCTCAACGCCCCAGATGTCGAGCATCATTTCAAATACTTGTTTGTTTCCTTTTTTGTAGTAATCTGGATTGATGTCGCTCATGCTTTAAAAAGTTTATTATATGAATATTCAAAAACAATTCCCCAAATAACGCAAAAAATTAGTGCGTCCAATATTCCGTACATTGGAACGTACATAACAATGGCCAAAGATATAAAAGCAAGCATTAATGCTTTAGCCAAATGCCATCCGTCCGTTGTCCAGACTAAAAATCTGCTCGATTGCCAGAACTTTTCGCCGTTGCGAATGTTTCCGCCTTGCCATTTATTTTTCCAACTAATTCGCCAATCCCAGAACTGCTCATTTTTAAAGTTTCTAAATATGGAAACATCGTATCTGGTTGACAATGTGTCCATTAAAGCGTTGCACATCGCTGCTAAAATTACAAAAATTATACTCATAAACCTATATTTTCCTTTATTATTTTACTATTTAAAACCTTAAACGGCGAATCTTTACCTTTGCCAAACAACTCTCGTTTAATTCGTCTATCGTATTGCTCCCAGTCGTCATGGTTTGCCATTATTTTAATGTGTTTGATTTGATGGCCTATCTGGCAAATCAATTCGTAATATTTAGGATTGTTCATTTATCTGGTTAACTCTATAAGCTAAATATTCAGACTTAGTCAATTTGCGCCCCTCTACGCTAATAACTCGCACCGCACCACTACTTGGCTCACTTCGCCATAGTTCGTCAAACTCAGCAAGCAATTCACGTGTTCTCGACCATTCTTTCGGCTCTGGTGCTTTCTTATATTCTTTTTTATCCATTATTTTGGTTGTTATAGCTTTTACTTGCTCAATTATTTCGTCCGATGGTTTATTATCCAAATAGCTTTGCTCCCATTGCTTGTATTTTTCTTGAATGGCCTCTGATTCAACTTGCTCCTTTGCCTTTTTTAAATCGTTTTCAAATCTATGCAAAATTTTAAAAATAGTGGTAATGTCAAATGAATGAAACAACTCGATTTCTGGATATTTGCCCATTTTAAAGTTGTTAAACGCCATGACGATGTGTTGCACAGACCAATAGTAATATTCCGAATAGACCATTTGCGCCGCTTCAGCAATCTGGTTTTCGCTCATGTTCTTAGAAACATTCAAAGAAACAATTAAGCCATCAATTGTGCGTTCAATTACCTTTAAGACAAAGCCATCGCCCTGCTCTTTTCTAATCAATGCCAATGGGGTCGGACTGGTTATTATCAATTCTTTGATTGTCCCCAAAAATAACTTTGGCGATGTACTGGTCGGCTTGCTTAATGCGTTGCTCGACTGCGATTCTGTTTTTTTCAAATTCTGATTTCCCATTTTTAGTATTTTGATTGTCTCTTTTTTCCCAGTTTTTAATGGCTGCCGCCC